CTACTAATGCAACGGAGAGAATGAGGATAACAGGTGGTGGGAGTATAGTTATGGGGGCTACAGCAGCATCTTCAGGTCAAGTATTGACAGTTTCAGGGGCAGCAACAGTTCTTGGTACTATGACTTGTACCACAATCTCTAAAATATCAGGATCATTTAAAATAGACCACCCACTAAAACCAAAAACACATTCTCTAGTTCATTCATTTGTTGAAAGCCCACAAGCTGATAATACTTATAGTGGTAAGTTAAGACTTGTAAAAGGACAAGCAGAACTCAATTTAGATGAATATTTTGGTATGACAGAAGGCACTATAGTAGCTTTAAACAGAGATTTTAGAGTATTTACTACTAATGAATCTAATTGGGATAATGTGAAAGGCAAAGTTAAAAATAATATCCTATACATAGAAAGCAACAATCCTGAATCTATGGCTGAAGTTTCTTGGTTAGTAATAGGTGAAAGACAAGACAAAGAAATACATGAATCAGATTTAACTAATGAGGAAGGTAAAATTATATTAGAGCCAAGCAAATGAATATAGAAGCAGAAATAGAAAAAATTAAAACACAAATAGAACAACTTAAAAAAGATTCGCACCCACCTAAAGGTTTACACGATCTTGATGGAACAAAAGAATTACTACAAAGATTAGAAAAATTAGAAAATTTTTTGTCTAGTAAGTTATAATTTTTGATTATGGCTATTTCTTATACTTGGAACACAAAAGAACACGATTATTATCCAAGTCATAATAGTAAAACAAAAGTTATTCATACTGTGCATTGGCGATTATTAGCTACTGATTCAGATAAAGATGCAGATGGTAATAATTACACAGCCGAAACTCATGGTGCTTGTAGTTTAGATACATCTGATTTATCTAATTGGACACCCTATGGAAGTGTAGATGCAACCAAAACCCAAGCATGGGTAGAAGCCACACTAGGTTCTACGGAAGTGGCAAGCATGAAATCAGCTTTAGATGCTGACATTGCAGAACAAAAATCGCCCACAAGTGTTAGTGCTAGTTTTTAAATATTAGTGTAGTATAAGCCTATGTGGATTTTAGATTTATTACTTTACTTATTAGCTTTCATTGGATTAGCTAATGTTATCATTCGCTTATACCCTGAACCCAAAGCAGATTGGAATAAAAAGGTATATGATTTTGTAGATTATCTTTCGTTAAGAAAAGGGGTTACTAATGGCAGACGAAAAAAATAGTAAAAATGAACCAAGTATTGAGGAGTTGAAAACACAAATAAAACAACTCGAAAAATTGGTTAATTACTATCAACAAAAAGCTACACAGCTAGAAATAAATGGAGTTCTAGCACAAGAAGCAAATCAAGAAAATAAGGTTAATTGATATGGCAAGGCAAACTATACAAAGTGTTTCTGAATCATTAAAAGAGCATCTTGCTAGTTGCCATGAACAATCAAAAACCATTTTTAGCAACTTAGAAGAACTAAAAGAGGACTTACAAAGACTGCATAACAAGGTAGATATGTCTATTTATGCAACAACAGGGTTTTTGGCTACGACTTTAGTTGCTATAATTCTTGTATTAATCTAGGGCTGGTAGGTCTCCTATATTTTACCCCTTTCATTCATTTACCAGCCCACCTTCTATATAATTAATTTATGGAAGATGTAGTTACAATTATTCAACAGTTAGGTTTTCCCATAGCAGCAGCTATAGGTCTTGGTATTTTTATTTATAAGCTAATCATGAAGATTATCAATGGTATGGAAACTAAATTAGATACTGTTGATGAAAAAGTAAATGCTTCATTAGATGCTATGGAAGATAGGCTTAGTACCAAATTAAATTCACAACATGGTATATTAGTAGCATTGATAGATCGAATAAGAAGTCTTGATAATGAGATTATTAGACAAGATACACTTATTAAAACTATATTAGGACTACCACAACTGATAGATACTAATAAGATAGCAAAGGCAGAAAGAAATGATCAAAGAAAAGATTAGTAAAACTTTTACTTATTACAAAAACAAAAAAGGCTGTGCCATAGTGTTAATGCCTTTATTAGCTATACCTTTAATGGCTGATGAAATTAAGTTTCAGTTTAAGAACCCATCTTTTAGTGGCATAGGTACATCAGCACACTATCTAACTATTGAGAATCAAGAATTTACTAGGAAAGAATCTATTAGGTTAGAACTAGAAGCAAAACTAGAAGAAAAGCTAAGAGAAGAAAATAACAGCTTATTAGAAAGATGGAAAAACAACTTACAATCAAGAATACTAGCTAACATATCAAGACAGATAACTGATTCATTATTTTCTGATGATCCACAAATGACAGGTTCGTTTGTGTTGTTCGATAATGTCATAAGTTGGGATAGTGATGGTACATTCATTACCTTAAGCATATATAATACTCTTGATGGCACTACTACAGAGATTACTATACCTATTAACAGCTTCGGTTTTACTGAATAGCTGTGCTAGTCATGTTAGAAATCTTGCCCCCTGTATAGATAATCCTGATCACGATTATAAAGATTTAGTTACAGTAATTAGTGAAGCAAAATGCTTTTCTAAAAGTGCTTTTGTTAATGAACCTATTACAAATCGTATCAAACAAGTAAAAGCACCAAATGTTAGACCTGTAGTAGCTGTATATAAATTTCAAGATTTAACAGGACAAAGAAAATCTATTGATGGCTATGCAAGTTTTTCAAGTGCTATAACCCAAGCCCCTGAAACTTACTTAATTAGGGCTTTGAAACAATCTAATTTTTTTCGTGTTGTGGAGAGATATGGGATAGATCATTTAGTCAGAGAAAGACAAATTATTAGAAACACTAGAGAAAAGTTTTCAGATGAAACTGAACAATTACCTTTATTGTTTGCTGGTTTAATCATTGAAGGTGGTGTAGTGGACTACAACACAAACTTATTAACAGGTGGTATAGGGGCAAGGTATTTAGGAATAGGTAACTCAAAACAGTACAGAGAGGACACAGTAGTAGTTTCTATTAGGGTAGTATCAGTATCTACAGGAGAAATACTATTAGAAACACTAACAACTAAAACTATACTATCAGTAGGACTATCTAATGATCTATTTAGGTATATTGCTGATGGTACAAAGCTAGTTGAGTTCGAAACAGGCAATGCAATGAATGAATCTAAGTCAATAGCATTGCAATCAGCCATCGAAATTGCTATCGTTAATATCATTGAACAAGGCATAGAAAAAGGCTTTTGGTCATATAGACAATAAGAATTATGAGATTATTACTACTATTTTTATCTAGCTTTTTATTAGCAGATAACGAAATATTTATAGATCAAAGTGGGGCTAATGCCATCATTAAATTAGAACAGTTAGGGGGTTCGAATTTGATTGGTGGTGCTGATGCTGTTGCAGGTTCTATGACTTCTTTTAATTTAGAAGGTACTGATATGACCTTAACCATTAATCAAATAGGTTCTAGCAACATATTTAGATCAGATGCTTTCTATTCTGATTATGTTACAGGATTGTTTGTTTTCAATGGTGATTCTAACCAAATGGATATTTTAATGAACTCAAGTGGGGCTTATTCAGCCGATTATGCTAATTACAACATAGAAGTAACAGGTGGCAGTAATGCTTTTGATATTGCAGTTGCCGAAAATTCAAATGCAGATTACCTAGATTTAGATTGGATTATCGATGGTGATAACAATGAGTTTGATTTTGATATTGATTATGAAAATGCCACAAACTACATAGATTTACTTGGTGACAGTAACGAAATAACTTTCTCAGGTAGTGGTTATGCAGGTACAACATCAAGTGATGCAGGGTATTTTTATTTAGATTTAACAGGTTCAAGCAACACAGTTGATATTACTCAGGCATCAACACTAGCAAGAGATTGGTTACAAATTGAAACTAACACATCTAACTCTACTATTTGTATTGTTCAAAATGATGGTGGTACAACCACTTCATGCTAATACGATAGGAGATATAACAGAACTCAGGGGCTATGGTCAAATACTTAGAGACGAACCCTATCCAGCAGTTTTAGATTTCAACATTAATTCTTATGACGATGTTCGTACTAGGGCTGGTCGTATTGCTATAACCTTTCTTGATAATTCTACAGTTAGACTAACAGAACATTCTAAGCTAATTATAGATGAATACATTTATGATCCTAACCCTGATAAATCTAAAATGTCACTTAAATTCGCAAGTGGTACTATTAGATTCACAAGTGGGGCATTTAATAAAAAGAATGTTGAATTATCTACCCCTACAGCCAATATAGCTGTATTAGGTACTGATTTTACTTGTACTGTAGATGAAACAGGCAGAAGTCTAATAATACTTTTACCTGATGAATTTGGTGCTGCTAGTGGCGAAATCATAGTTTCTACTGCTACAGGGCAAGTTATTTTAAATAAACCATATCAAGCTACAACTACAAGTGTATATGAAGCTAACCCTTCTGAGCCTGTAACCTTAGATATTACTTTAGACATGATTGACAATATGTTGATTGTTTCTACACCCAAAGAAGAAATAACTAACGAACAAACACAAGCTAGTGAACAAACAGATTATTTAGATTTCAATGATCTTGATGTGGATTTATTGAATGAAGATTATCTTGCTGAAGAAGATTTAGATTTTACTGAATTAGATATTGATTATCTCGATGTAAACTTCTTAGAAGATTTATTAGATGTTTTAGATGATTTAAATGAACAGGAAGAAGAAGATCAGTTAGCTGTATTTGAAGGTACAAATATAGTTGGTACAAGAATAGGACAAGATGGAGAAACCCAAATCACAACCATTTTACAAGGCGATAAAATTAAATTAATTAGATCAGTTAATCAAAATGCACAAGTTGTAGTTAATAGCGATGGTTCTTATACAGTCATATTTATTCAAGATGGGGTATCGAATACAGTAAAAATTAATGGTGGTACTTCATCTAGTATTACAATAATACAAACACCATGATTAGATTAGGCTTATTAGTTGTTTTTATTCTTAGCTTACCTTTAGCTTTTCAAGTTACTCCTTTGGAGATTTTGAAGTTAAAAACCTTTGATGCTTTGGTAGAGAAACATAAACCATCTGAATATTTTAGTATTCTTAATATAACTGATAATGATGTTAGAGCAGAAGGTGGTTATCCTTTTCCTCGTCAAAGACTTGCTGAAATAAATGACACTCTTTTACAAAATGGGGCTATTGGTGTAGGCTGGGTAATATCTTTTATAGATAAAGATCGCTTTGGTGGTGATGACATATTTTCCAATTCTATTTCACACACAGCAGTTGTCGCCACCTTTTCTACTGACAATGGTATTTATCCAGCACCTACAGGAGTAGTTATATTGGGTGAGGAAGCACAGGGTATCTCTATTGGTGGTTATTATCCCAACATTCCTGAAATCGCTAATGTAACTTATGAAGGTATGGTGTCTGCCCCTGTTGATGTTGATGGCTTAGTTAGAAGATTACCCTTATTATTCAAAACACCTGATGGCTGGACACCTAGTTTCGGAACACAAGTTCTAAAGCTGTTAGCTGGTGCTGATACCTTTATTATTAAAACTAATGCAGCAGGTATTGAAGAAATTAAGGTTAGGGGCTTACCTGAAACTAAAGTAGATCAGTATGGTCGTAAATGGATTGCATGGGTAGATACACCACAAATATCACTTGCTGAATTAGAGAATGGTGTTGGTTTAGAAAAGATAGAAGGTAGATTTGTTTTTGTTGGTGTTACAGCTAAAGGTGTAATGCCCCAACTAGCAACTGCAAATGGTGAATTGTTAGAGCCACACAAAATCCAAGCTGCCCTAGCTGAATCTATCCTTATTGATACACCAAGCATACCTTATTGGCATTTGGTAGCAGAATTAGCAATTCTGTTAATTACAGGCTTTCTTATTTGGCTTGTAAGCTCATATCTCGGTGTTTTTTGGTCTATCGTATTGGGTGGTAGCATATTTGTCTCTACAGGCTTATTTGGGCTTTACATGATAAATAGGGGCATTTTAATTGATTTTAGCTACACCTTAATAGCACAATTCGTTACTGCTAGTTTCGCTTACTACCTAAACTTCAGAAAACAATACAAATTACGCCAACAGATTAAGAAACAGTTTGAACATTACCTTGATCCAAGACAAGTCAAACGATTACAAGATAATCCTGAACTATTAAAACTAGGTGGAGAAAAAAGATATTGTACTTATTTGTTTACTGATGTAAGAGGATTTACTGCTTTATCAGAAGTATTACCACCTAAAGAAGTAACCAAGATTATGAATGAAGTCTTAACCATTCAAGCAGATTGTGTAAAAAAACATTCAGGTATGGTAGATAAGTATATTGGTGATGCGATGATGGCGATATTCAATGCACCTTTAGATTTAGACAAACACGAAGAAGCAGCTATCAAGTGTGCTGAAGAAATACAAGAAAAAGTTAAATTAGCTAAGTTAGGTGTTGAAATAGGTGTAGGTGTAAACTCAGGTATAGCCATTATAGGCAATATGGGTAGTCACGATAGGTTTGACTATAGTGCGATTGGCGATGCTGTAAATACAGCAGCACGATTGGAAAGTGCAACTAAGGAAGTAGGAGTAGATATTTTGATTGGACACAATACACAACAAAAATGCGATTTTAAGTTACAATCATTAAAGCCTATAAAAGTTAAGGGCAAACAAAATGAACTAAGGATTTATACAATATGAACGAAGAACTATTAAAAGAACTTACCGAACACATAAAAGAACACGAAGGCTATTCACAACTTGTCTATGATTGTCCAGCAGGATTTTCTACGATTGCTTATGGCAGAAACCTAGACACTAAAGGTATATCATTAGAAGAAGGCGAGTATCTACTCAAGAATGATATAGACCAAGCCTACAACGAAGTTAGAAAAATGATCAAAGATTTTGATGATCTGCCAATCAAAGCCCAATTAGTTTTAATCGATATGACTTTCAATTTAGGTTTAGGTGGCTTACTTAAATTTGAGAATATGCTTGATGCAATAGAACGTCGTGATTGGGAAAAAGCATCGGAAGAACTATTAGATAGTAGATATGCTATTCAAACAAAAAGACGAGCAAGACTTAACGGAGCTTTTTTGCTTTCTTGTTCAGAAGTTTAGTAGTATTAATCATATCCACATACTTCATTAGCATATCTTCTTTAAGATCGTGCTTCATTATGTTGCAACGATAACAAATTAGTTGAATGTTATCAGGGGTATAGCTTTTTTTGGGATCAATTCTATCTAAAGATATATTCGTATCTACTCTGCCTTGTCCTGTCATCCAAGTCATTTTTTGTCCTGATAAGGCACACTTACCCTTTTGTTTATGAAATAAATTATATAGATGGGCTTGTGTGATTTCCCAAGTTAGCTTTGCTCTTGAGGTTCTTCTCGTGCCTGAGACAATTTCGTATCTCAGTTTGGAATAGAGCTTATCCATAAAAGAATAAGCATCTAATCCAGCTTGATTAGCACGATATAGTCTATCGCAATCTTTACATCTTGCTCTGATGCGATCTCCACGATCTAGCCAAGCATTAGCTTTTGTTATTGGTATTGTGCAATCTTTACAAAGTTTTATGCTTTCTTCAGCCATTTAAAAACTGTGCTATGGTTTATGTTAAAACCTATTTTCTTTAATCTTTCCTGTATTGCCCTACAAGATTGAGTAATATCTTCAGCAAACATAAGCATAGCCTGTTCGTGTGCTTTTTGTTTTTCGTTTTCTATTTGTCTAATTATCTTCTTCATGTTCTATTTTTTTAATCCTCAATGTTTTGTTACGGACAGTTCTGGCTTCTTTCGCTGGTACAATCTTTTCAGGTTGTGCCTTGTAAGTAGTAGAACCCCATTTGACTTGGTAATTTTTATTAAAACCAATTTCTGCATCACCCATTAATTCTTGTACTTTAATCTGTGCATTTTCTTTAGCTTTGCTTAAAGCCTTTATTTGTTCATCTGCTGTATAAATTAAATCAAGATAGGTATTTGCAGCATGGTCGTTCAATTCAATCTCCTTTGCCTTTACAGGTTCAGGAAACATGATTTGAGTATCTTTTAGAGTAGCAGGTGGATAATAATCTTCTGCTGTAATTCTTCTTTCAAAATCTAATATCACTTCTTTTAGTTTAGTTTCAAAAGCAAAGTCTCGCCTTAACAGAAACATTTTAAATAATGTTGATCTATAAATGGTGCTTATACAAGCCCAAGAATAACCCGTTATTGCCATTAAACCTTTAACCTGTAGCAGCCCACGCCATAAGGTGGGCTTACA